CCCTTCTCCGTCTGTTGGTATTCTGCTCTTTTCGTCCATTGCTCCGTGTTCTCCGGTGGCTGGAAACAAAAGCTGTTTGGTGTTGCCCATGTCTCCACCAACAACCCTTGGCGGCTCCCATCCGTGCTGGGGTTGGCTGGGGCGTGAAGGCCATATTTCAATACTCCCTTTACCGCAGTTGGAAGATTGATGTATTCGTTCTTGCTCTTGAATCCGGCATCCACATATGCGTGCTGACGATAATCCGGTTGCTCGTTGTTTGACGCTGCTGGAGTTGGCCACAACTCTGGGCGGCTCCCATCCATGCTGGGGTTGGCTGGGGCGTGAAGGCCATACTTGGTCATGGCATGGTGCAGGCTGACTCCGTGGAATCCTCCCCGCTCCAGATTGTTGTCCTTGCGTAGCACTTCCCCATCCCTGTGGTTCGATGCGTCCGGCGTCGGCCAATTCGTCGCATCCTGCGTCACCACCGCGCAGAGGTAGCCCTTGCCCAGCATGTGGTCGTGACTCTTTGAGCCAATCGGCCCAGTGTCCTTGTATTCGCTGGCTCTGATCGTAGGCCAAGATGAAGACCCGCTTGCGCTGGTGCGGAGCGCCGACTTCAGACGCGCTGAATATTCCTGCCTCAACTTTGTAATGTAGACGCTCCAATCTCTCGACGCAGTGTCCGAATACGCTTGATCCGTCTGGCATTTTTGCCGAGAGGAGTCCTTCGACATTTTCTGCGAAGAGCATTCCTGGTCGCATAATGGAAATTCCATCTGCGATGATGTCAAACAACCATCGTTCGTCTTCTGTAGCTTTTCGCTTTCCTGCCATTGAGACTGGTTGGCAAGGCCATCCGAAAGACAGAATCCCTCCAGCCATGTATGGAGTGAATTGCTCCCACGGGAAAGCTGTGACATCTGTGAAAACAGGGGCTTCATCCAGAAGTCCTTTTTCCATTTTCGCAACCAAGTTTGCGATGGCGAATGCTTCCCTCTCGCAGTAAGCGATGCAGCGAAGATTTGGGATACAGCGGTGGAGTCCAAGTCCGATTCCTTCATAGCCGGAACAAAGACTGATGTAAGGGACGATGGTATTATTATTGTGCATGGTTTCATTTGTTTCTATTTTTTGTGTGTTGGTTTCCCCTAAATCCGTGCAATTTTGTATGCTCTGATTTAGGTAAAATTTGTAGATTCTCTAAACGATTGTCTGTTTTGTTTCCATTGATGTGATGGATGTCATAATTTTCTTTTATTTCGCCATTGTGAAAACACCAAACATCGCGATGCATTGATGAACGAACTCCATCCGTGCAGGCCATATAGCCATTATTTCGTGATGTATATTTTTTGCCGTTAAAAATTATAAAAGGAAGTTTCTTTTTTGATCGAAGTATTTTTTCAGCTCGCTTAAACCTGTCAAAAACAGATTGCCGTGATACTCCAAATGCTCTTGCAACTTGCGCTATGCTGTATCCATCTTCGTAAAGAGAGAACATTTCGTTTGTTGTTTTTGTGTCTGGTATGCAACTCATGCAATAAGCCTATAAAACAATTGTCATTTGTCAATCGTTTTTCTGGTTTATTGTTTAACAATAGACAGGGTGATGTAATCCTTAACGAATTCTTCAGCAGAATCGTGATCCGGCAATCGATGCAGTATGATCCTCTCCATGCTTCCATCTTGTCTGTATATGGAGACTCTGTTATCTGCGATCTTAACCTCGCAGCCAAGGTATATGAATGTGTGTTTCATGGAAATCAGATATTGACATACCACTAGATTTAGTGCAAGATTTTTTTTGCATGAACGCACAAACACGCATAGCACAAGCAGAGTCAGATATACTCTACCGCAAACAAGGGAAGCGATATGTCCCAGTCAATGATCCAAACGCATACCACGGCCTTGATGAAGGCTACTGGCTCGTTAAGATAGCGCCGGGCTGCACCAGCATCCGGCAGTGTGTCTATCCAGACCGCGCTGAAATCCAAGCTGCCATGCACAAGAAGGCTGACAGCATAATGGACATCATCCGTAAGGCTGGAGAGGCAAGACCATACCAAACAAAGCTCACTAAAGCTGAACACAGAGATTGGAAAGCATTTATTGAAAAGCATGGAAAATCATTCAATATGCTCGCATACCCATCACTGCATGATGTAGCTGAACAGATCGTAGAGGAACTCTTAAAGAAAGATTAATATGGAAGACACAATGCCAGAATATGTGGGAGATATATCAATCCGCTACCCTAAGCGCGATGATGACACGTTAGAAGTAAATCACGGCCTATTGGCGCAATGTGAGATTGATTCACTGCGAGCGGAGGTTCAATCGCTACGGGCTATCGTTCAGCAACGATTGGTAGCCGGAGCTACGATACATCAAAACGCTAACGATTTAATACGCGCAAACCAGAGACTTGAATCAGAGCGTGATGAGCTTGTTGGAGTAATCAAGTCTTTACGCAAGAACGCCAAGGAAGATGCTGATCGCATAGAAGGCGCAAGGCTATTGGTCAAGCAACTCGTTCTTCAGATTGAACGCCCAGCATACACCGTAGATGAAGCTGTTGATAAGATGTTTCTAATGGAATCTGCAAAGAAATTCATAAATGAAATGTCATAAGTGCGGTAAAGATACAGATGTCAAAGACACTAGGACGCTGGAAACAAATATTGGCGTTTGCTTTGTCCGTAGGATAAGGTATTGTCCAAAAAAACATAAGACAATTACACACGAGATACTTGCGGATCATAGCGCGATACCTGACATCTACAGAAACAAACGAGTCCGTAAATTAAAGGCTAAGAGTAAACCTAAAAAACAAAACAAAGAAGAATGGTTAACAAGAATACTATCGCAACTAGACTAATGGAATGGATTTGATTCCGTTCATTGGTCTTGAGAATGGGGAGATGAAAGTATTCGTCTCTCCGTTTAAACTAAACAAGTTAGGGGACATGCATATGAGAGGTAAAGAATTTCCGAAATGTGTTGATTCGCTAATCGAGAATAGCGAATGCCTCGAAGTGCTGAAAAGTATGGAGTCATATTATGAGCCTGTTAAAAAGAATAAGTAAACTAACCTCGAAGAAGCCGATGAATAAGGTATCGGCAAGACATTCTAAGGAACTAAAGCAATACTCTCAGGCAAGGAAGGAACACTTTGCAAGGAATCCATATTGCAAAATCTGCGGTCTTGATGCTAGTGATATTCACCACATGGCAAAGCGTGGAAAGAACCTGTGCAACAAGGATACATTCCTATCAACTTGCCGTTTTTGTCATACCAAAATTCACGACAATCCAGCCTGGGCTAAGGAGAATGGATACATATTATGACTCAGAAAGAACTACTACTGGCATTCCCTAACGCATCAAAATCATTTATACAAGCCAATGCAACTAAAACTAAAAGTCCTATACAGAACCCCATCGCTAAACAAGACTATGCGCCAGCACTGGGCGGTCCAATACAAGGAAAAGAACATAGCCTGGGACGCGCTACTGGGCGCATTGAAGTCCGCTTCACTCTGTTCCGAGTCCGGTGTCTTGATCCAGACAACGCCGCAGCTTCAACAAAGAATCTACTCGACGGCTTGCGACACGCTGGATTGCTACCTGAAGACAACCCGTGGACAATCAAGCTCCAAGTCGAGCAAGAAAAAGTCAAAGGATTCGACAACGAAAAAACAGAAATAGAAATTAATTATCCCATTGACTATTGGGAAACAATAAAATAGATTTTTGTCGCTGGGCTTTTTGGCCTATGCTTGTGTGTTCATTGTGGGGTGGAGAGGGATAAAACCTTCTCCACCTTTCAATTTTTCAGTTTAAAGAATCCTGTCTTTCTAACACAACCATCAATAGTTACATCGAAATTCTTGTGTTGAAGTCCAGCTCTATCCATTGCATTTTTTGCAGCGCAACGAGACTTGTTTAGTTTAGATGAGATTTCAATGACAGAAATCCATCCATCTTTCCTTAGTGACTCAATCGTGTGAGCTTTGTTTTGAGCGAATAAGTCCTCCCAAGCAGAACTTATAGCGGCAACATCCAAGGGTTTGAGCGTTTTCTTTCGCATATATTTATTGTGATTTGTGTGTCTGTGTAATATCCGTAACCGAATCCTTGTGTCCAAGCTAACGTCTGACGTTTCGTCTTGGCATAGTCAGCACCGAATCTCATAAGCATACCAACCGAGTATCCAGTAGCGCCATCAAGCGTCCTAGCCTGCTCAATACCAGTACGATGTATATGCCCCATCACGCACGTCCCAAACGTCTCCGCATGATCCCTGATGGCAGCCACGTTGTACATGAATCCGTGGATAAAGCGTGCGCCACCAATTATTGGATGGTGCTGCATATCATATGGATATGTCCTAGCCTTGAGTGACTTAGCAGTCTTTTCAATTTCTTGTATAACTAGAGTTGCAGCATGAGCGGCTAGAGCGTTAGGTGAATTAGCCAGCCGGAACAATCTGTCCTCATGGTTGCCATATAAGATATGATTTGGACGAAGCTCCTGCAAAAAATCAACACCCGCTGAAAGGTCTTCAGCTACCGATGCCGCCCTGTCCGAAGCATTAGGGTCATTTATTGCTCCAGAACGGGCCGCTGCTGCGTCAATGAAGTCTCCTAGATGGATGGTAGTATTTGGCTTGAAACGCTCCTTAAACCTAAGCACAGCGTCCCTAGCTTCTGGGTCAATATGATCTCCGTGTGAGCAGCTAACTGCCATCCACCTCTTCCATTGTTTATTTATTGCTGTCATGTTCATTTATGAGTTGAATTTTGGGACACGGAAAATCATCCATGCTAAACATTGGCTCTCCGGTTTCTTTTAAATGAGGGAAGTGACGGAGGCAACTATATGCTCTTGCCTTTAGTTCAGAAACTTTCTTAGGCCGACTTTCTGTGAATAGAAGGTCACGAAGAAACTTCTGTGTTTTAACTAAAGAATTATATTGTTCGTATTTTAAGCTGATAGAGTTACCCATCCTTTCTTAAGACTCATATAGAAGTTCGTTTGGGAACTTATTTAGCAACTGCATCAGCGCCTCTTCTCCGGCGATAATTGCATCCTCGTTAAGCTGTGGGAATACAGCATGAAGAACTTCGTGAATTGAAGTTCCGAGTACATGGTCTGGATCTGGCGTTACGAATATCTTTTTCTCTTCAGAAACGCAAAGGCCAATGTCGTCTTCCTCAATTCCAATGTAATCGTTGGGAGACGGTTTCTTGAAAAGAACTTTCCACTTTGCTCCGTCAATTTTTATGAAGATTCGCTTCATGTTGATAGGATGCTAACAATAAATGTGAACAAGTCAAAAAGAATTTTAATGAGATTGCGTAAGTAACTCTACCACTTAACTTTATTTGCCCAATACGCAGCAGATGTTTTACCTTTAGCTATATTCTTTGCATGACGAGCTTTGAATGATGCCCTCCGCTTACGATCTGCCTCAGACTCTCCTTCGCGCTTTGGAGATCCAGATACACCCTGTTGCCCAAACCTAATCGTTCTTGGTTTTCCGTTATCACTCACAAGAACTACATGTGACTTTGCTGCTCCAGGCGTTCGTTTAGGCTTATTGACACCTGACACACCAAGCCTTTTCATTGCCGCCTTAATTGCATCACTCATAGCCTTGACAGGTTATCTAAGTAGCTTGAGCGTGTTTTGACTTGAGCAACTTCCTTCTTAACCTCAACAACCTCGATCTTAGGTTGATCTTGGACAGCCTGCTGTTCAGAAACGTTAGGCTTGCTATCTTTCTTGATCAGAAATACACGTCTTTGAGTTGATTCTTTATTCATATTAAATTTCCTTTGTAAGTGCTTCTCGGATGATTTGTTTCACATGGGCAATTTGCCTAGCCTTGAGGCACTGCCTTAGAATATCTTTTAGCTTTAAGTTTTCTTTTTGTAAATAGAGAACGTCTCCATCTTGATTGTTATTTTTATCTGTCATAATTGTTAAACAATAAACTCCTTGCTAAACTTCAGCGCATTGTCCCATCTGTTCTGAAGACCAGTCCAGAACTGCTTTCTAGCTCCAACTGGAGGGGCAATACGGATCTCGTATGTCTCTCTGGCTTTACGAAGTTTCTCTAATAGTTCTGCTGGAGTCCCCCTGCCCATAGCCGCCTGAGTAATTGGCCCCCACTTGCCATCGTCAGGAACACCAAGCGCAATCTGCAATACTCTGAGCGCACCTTTAGCTCCGCGATTAAACACAGTGTCACGAAGGAATGCCTCAACAGCAGGGTTACGTGTCCAGTTAGCAACAACGTCCGTGTAGTCCATTAGATAGGCTTTAGCGTACTCTTCGGCTTCCCAGTACTTACCATCAGAGATAAGGTTTTTAAGCTTCCTAGCAGCCTCTGGGTGATAGCGATCATTGATTCCGGCAACCTCGTACGACCCCCCGCCATCAGCGGCAGGTAGATCATAGACCTTTAGGTTACCTTGCTTGTCCCTTCTGGCTTCTGAGTCCAAGATGAACTTAGCCATGTCGATTTTTTGTGGCATAATTAGAATTCAGCGTATCCCCTAATTTCTCCCTTGATTGGAATTAATACAAAACTGCACTTTAAACTATCAATCAACCTAACAATAAATGGTCGATAATCTATTTGATCAGTAAAGCGAATTGGATTCTCATACCAAACATTAGATGGATAGACTTGCCCATACGAGCAGGCAACCATCATCAAAAGCAAACCAAATATCTTATTCCTCACAGGAGACGCTTTACGCACTTGGGCGTTTGGATTGAACGAACCACCAGGTATTGTCCTGCGAAGCGTTTTACGAGCCTTTACGCGCCCGTAAACAGCAAGTCCTGCGCCGATGGCTTCCATAGAAATAGTAACGATGTCCGTTAACTCTTCATTCACTATGTCAACGTGCATACGTTTTAACACTTGAGCCAGCAACATAACGACGATTCCAATAATCGTCCGACTTTTCCACCATATCTTCTCTTCGTTCATTCCTCAATACGAGAAAGCGCTAACTCAATAGCAAGATTTACTGCACTTGAAGATGCTTCAATGCCATTGCTGAATGCGGTTTTTTTAATTTGATTGATAGCCAGCCTGCG